ATGGAACCAAGCTTAGTCCGATTCATAGTGATGGACCCTTCAAAGCCCGTACAAGCATTAGGCTTACAAGGAACAGACCAAGCCCACACCACGACATCAGGTGTCAGTCCCGCAGTTCCCTTAGATACCTATTACCTAATAAGAATTGACTCAAAAGAAAGAGATACCCATATTGATGTGTTAAACAGAGTATGGGAAGAATTCAATCCACCTAGAACAGCGTTACCTGTTATTAAACGAAGTGCTTTAAGTGCCGATTCGCTCTTAACGCTCGACGTTACTACTGGCGGCAGCAATGTAGTAAACGTAAAGGATAATAGCAAGTACAACGTCAATGATAAAGTTTTTATTTTTGACGACTTTCTACCATCTAAAGAACCCAGTGGAGAAGGATTTCAAAGACCTTTTGAATCTAAGGTAGTAGCTCTAATATCTAACAATCAACTTCAACTTGAAGATGTTGTCCCCGACACATTTAAAGTTACGAATAACGCAAGAATTGTTAGTAACGCAGAGTTTAATTTGTTCATGTTTCATTTCGTTGACCATGTGACTAAAGACGTTGAAGGCTCTCAGTATTGGGTGCATGAATTCGTTTTTTGGGTACAAATTTGGGTTGATAGACTTGAGCTTCCAAAAGAACTCAGTGTTATTACAGATATTGCAACTCCTATTGAAGACATAAACGGAAATATTATAATCGACGATCCGTAAAATGGAGAAAAATAAATGTCACTATTAAATACAAACATTGGCCCTGAACGAGTCCAGGTGTTCGATGTTCCACTCGGAGTTGTACAGATTCCAGGTGTGGCTACCTCAGTTACTGCTTTTTTAATTAGCACTAGCTTTGTAGGCGCTCCTGTAAATTCCCCTGTTTCTGTCACAAACCTTGAGGACTTCGAGGACCAATTCGGCGGGCCAGATGATATTCTTTACGATGCATACTATGCTGTACAAGGATATTTCGACAATGCAGGCACAGGCAATACTGCTATTATTGTTAACGTAGGAACTTCTCCTACTGCTAACAGTTTTATTGGCAGTGCTTCTGCTGGTAGCGGATTACGAGCACTAGATCCTCTAGATGTTCTTGGTCTTGTTACCTGTCCTGGACTACCTTTAAGCCTAGCTTATTTAGTTCAACCTGCTTTGATTGATTATACTGAAACGGTACGTGCCGAATTCGGTTCTACTCTTTCAACCTCATACTCAGTATTGGCACTTCCTAGAGAAATCACCAAAGCTAATACCAGAACAACTGTACTTTCTGCACAACTTGCTGCTTCAGGAGCCGTAACTGGCCTAGTAGTAAGTTTACAAGGCACCCCGAATTTAAGCACAGTTACTCCTGGAATGGTAGTCTATAAGGCTTCGACCTTTATCGGCACCATTACTTCAGTTAATGATCCAGGTGATACAATCACCCTAACTTCAGTAACTGGACTCGCAGATGCAGACAATATTACTATTGAAATGCCATCAGCAGTCATCTACAAAGACAGCGTAATTAATAATCCTTCACGAGTAGCAGCTTGGTATTTTAATTCACTAAACGTAACTGATCGTAGCTCAACAGCTAACCCTGGTGATCTTCTTTCAGTTGATCCTGTTGGTCACGTATGCGGTGTCATGGCTCGTATTGATGCAAATATCAGTATTGGCGGTGTATCACATGCTCCTGCAGGTATTCAGTTTGCTGGTCTTGCTGGTATCCAAGGTTTAACACTTCGGATTTCAGAACGTACTGATGCGGCTCCTCTTCGCCTAGCTTTTATCAATCGTATTACTTCGTTCCCAGGTTCTGGTAACGTAATTTTCGGTGGATACTCTGCTGGTGGAAGTGCTGTAACTGCAGACGAACAATTGGTTCAAGTAATGCGCTCCTTGCAATATATCAAGGGCTCACTTGAGCGTGGTCTAAGAGGTTTCCTATGGGAAAACTTCTCTCCTGAAACTCAAACTCAGGTAGAACGTGCTATTGAATCATTCTGTCGTAACAATATTCACCTATTCCCTGCTGGTTTACCTGAAGCTCAACAGTTTCGAGTATTACGAGTAGAGCCTACACAAGATGACCTAGATCAAGGTTTACTAAAAGTAAGAGTATTAGTAAAACCGAATAAAGCTGTAAGATTCATCGAAGTAGCTCTTGAATTCCCACTACCTAACGCTTAATTAAAGGAGAGAACATAATATGGCAAGATCAAGTATCGTTGATCCTTTAGAGAAGTTTCGTTTTGCAGTTCAGTGGAGTTCTGACGGTGATTCGGAAAATAGCGGCCTAGTTCGTTTAGGTTTTCATGACATTCAGATGCCAAAACGTAGTACTACAAAAGGTACTTATCGTGAAGGTATTGATCCAGATATTAACCAACTATTTGCTGGTTTAAGCTCCATGGAAGATATTACTCTTTCTCGTGGAGTTATTATCGACGATCAGAACGACGAATTCTATAAATGGATGAGTGCGGTCCACAACCCTACTTCGGGTCATGTTGGCCGTCAGGCTCTAGCTGCACGAGCATCGAATGCTGCTGCTGCAAGATATAGAAAAGATGTTACTATTCAAATTCTAGACAGAGAAGGAAATGTCGCAAGGCAATGGACTCTCTTCAATGCGTTTCCTGTTAACTTCGTACCTGCTTCAGACTTGAATGCTGGCGAAGATGGCGAGAAAGCGATGGAATCTATGACCCTTGGTTATGAAGATTTCAGAGAAGAAGTTCCTGGAAGTACAACTCCAAAAGCTACAAGCGGCTCTTTACCTGGATAATGTTTTTGACAATGAGGGAAGGGCACTAAACACGCTCTTCCCTTATTTTATTTTTGAGGCTTAAAATGGCTAGAACAAGTTCAATTGATCCAGTAGAAAAATTTCGATTTAGACTGACTGTTATTTCTATAGACCTAAGTATTCTTGGGGCTCTAGATACAGCAAGCGGTTTATTAAGAAATGCTAGTGGAAAAAATAACCCTTTCGGTGTAATCACTAGAGCAGGATTCAGCGAAATCCAATTACCTAAAGTTACAGTAAATGAAATGAGTTATCGAGAAAATATTGACAACCAGCGCTTTTCAAAAGGCCCTGGACTAGCCAAATATGAACCAATCACTCTATTTAGAGGAGTTACTGAAAATAGAGATATGTATGATTGGTATAGACTTGTTAATGATGAAGTTGCTTTACTAGCTGTAGCACAAGAGCTTAGTAGAGATTCTAAAATTGGACCTGTACAAAGTGAAAATTTTAGAAAAGATATCATCATTGAAGTATTAGATAGAGAAGGCAATCCTGTAAAGGCTTGGTATCTATTTAATGCATGGCCATCAGGTTACAAAGGTGGTAATGATTTGAATGCGTCTTCTGAAGAAAAGTTAGTAGAAGAACTAACTCTCACTTATGAGTTCTTTTTAGAACTTGAAGGTGGCCCAGGAGGCTTCGCTAAAGAAATTGCCAAAGGCGCTCTAGAGGGCGTTGCTGGCGCAGCATTGAACTTCTTAGAAAGTACAACTAAGTTACCATTCACGAGGTAATCATGGCAAGACCTAGTAATAAAGATCCATTAGATAAATTTAGATGGTCAGTAAGCATTGAAGGATTTACTAGACTAGGATTTTCTGCTGTAGAAGTTCCTACGGTATCAGTAACTACAAGTACATACGCAGAAGGTGGAGCGCATCTATTTCCTAAACAAGTTATAGATTCTGTTTCATATAAACCAGTAACCCTTGTAAGAGGAGTTACTTCAGATAAAAGTTTCCATGAATGGGCTGTGATGTTCATTGATTTGGTTAGAGGTTTCCAAGAACTTCCTAAAGGAGTTAATGGGCCAGCTAACCCAGCCTCTGAATATAGACGTGACGTTGTTATACAACACTTAGACAGAGCAGGTAGACCAGTAAGAACTTATACTTTGTATAATGCATTTCCTATTGAGTATCAACCAGCATCTGACTTTTCTGCTGACGGTGACGACACATACAGCATGGAAAAATTAGTTCTTGCATATGAGAGCTTTGATGTACAAACTCTCGGCCAAGACAACAATCCATTTAGCGTTAAGGATGTCGCTAAACGGCTTATTAGACGAGCTTTTTAATATATATTAACGAGGAGAATATATGACAATTCAACTACCTAATGGTTTGTTGGATGGCTCTGATTTGTTTAACTATGCTGAGATTGATGAACTCAGAGGTAAACAACAGAACTACCTAGCGGACAAAGAATTAGTATTAGGCAATATCGGCCATGTTCCAAAAATCCTTTGTGACATGGTAAAGTCTCTACAAACTAGAGAAGGTATGGCTTGGAAAGGCAAAATTGAAGATGCCATCCAAAAACTTCCTTCAGGAGATCTTGAAACTATTTTAATCAAGATCAGAGAAAAAACTTATGGTGGACGTTTCTATCATGAGGCGGTTTGTACACATTGCGGCACTAAGCAAAAGAATTTGAGATTAGACTTAGATCAACTTGCTCTTGACGTAATGCCTGTAGAAGAGATGATTAAGCCAAAATTAGTACAATTACCAAAAAGTAAAAAAGAAGTAGAACTAAAGCCTCTTTATATGAGGGATCTATTTGAAGTATTGAAAATCACTACTACAAAACATGATGAATTAGTTACTTCTTTATTAAGTGTTTCGATCAAAAGGATGGGAGATAAAGCTCCTGTTTCTAAAGACGACGTTGATGATCTTCCAGCTACAGACCTCATGCACCTTCAAAAGGAAGCAGAGAGTATGAAATTGGAAGGTGGTATTGATACGGATATTGACGTAGTATGCAATAACAAAGACTGCAAGAAAGAATTTAGGATGAAGCTTAATTGCTATGATTCCGATTTTTTCGACCCTACCAGGGGATCTCCGAATACGACTACATAAGCCACGAAATGGACCTCCTGGATGATTATTCTTTCTTTGGGCAAGTATTTCGTTGGCAGCCTTCTGAAATCGACAATATGAAATGGTCGTACAGAAAGAAAATCAAGCAAGCATACAAAGACGCAACAAATAACGTCCCACAAGGTAATTAATAAATGGCAAGACGATCTTTAGATGTTATAGTACAAGTTAGAGATGCTGCTAGTGGTAAGTTAAAAAATGTTCAAGCTAATTTACGTGGAACAGGTAAAGCTGCTCGTGAAGCTGAATTAGACTTTACAAAGTTTAATAGAACATTATTCTCCACTACAGCATTTGTTAACATCTTTTCTAAAGCCTTCAGTGGACTAGCAAGTTCCATTGAAAAGGGTGCAGAGATAGATCGTGTAGCTGGCCAATTTGAAAGAGTCCTTGGCCCTAAAGGTAGCTTTTTCAAAAATATTAGTGATCTTACTGATAACTCTATTGATAGATTCGAGGCCATGAGGTCTGGGATTTCTCTTAGAGCTTTAGGTATCGTAAAAGATACTAGCCAAATTGCAAACATTGTCGCAAGAGCAGGAACTGCCGCCAAACTAGCAGGTAAAACTTCTGGAGAAGGTATACAGCAGTTTACAGATTTCCTTAAAGACGGATCTGTAGCGCATCTTGAGTTCTTGAATTTGATTGCCAAAACCAACCCCGCATTCCAAGCCCAAATGGCTATTTTAGGAAAAGCTGGTGGTATCATGGGTGGCGTCATTAGTACTCAGGCTCGCCTAGCACTTGGACAAAAATTGTTGGCGGCGGCTACTCAAAATCAAATGAAAGGAAATAGAGACTTACTTGATACTATGTCAGATATCAAGCAAGCCTTCTTCTTTCTAAAAGGCGAAACTGGTACTTTTTTAGGTACTGCTTTACAACCTTTGATTGATAAAACAAAAGATTTAATTTTTAATTTTACTGCTAATTTAGAGAATATTAGAAAAACAGATAAAAATCTTCTATTCTTAGCTAAAACTGTAATTTTAGTTTCTGGAGCAGTAGCTGGACTAGCTGCTACTTTAGGCACTTTAAGATTATCAGTTATGGCATTGACTTCTCTTGGAATTGGTCTACCTGGCCTTGCAACCACAGTCATACTTTTGACTACTGGATTTTTAGGGTTAACTTCTAGCGTAGATTCTTTCATGGATAAGTTAAGAGTTTTGGGAGCCTTTTTTAAAGGAACTTTCCAACTCATGCATTCATTCTTAACTGATCCTGAAAATTTTGCTGCTGGTATTGGCAAAATGGATAAGTCAGTACATGATATGCTACAAAAGAATGGATTACTTGAATTAGCAAAAATGGTTGCTAGAGTAGGTTCTACTATTGTAACATTCGTAAAAGATTCTATTGATGCACTAAAGTCATTAGCTAACTTTGTTGATAGAAGTTTTGGTGGAATTGCTAGAACTCTTATTAATATAATTTCTGCTATTTCTGCTCCCTGGAAAAGATTTTGGGTAGATGACCAAGCTACATTCCAACAAAAAGCAATGCGTTGGGTTATTGTTGCAGGTTCTTTATTCGCTGCTTTTAAAGGCTTCAAATTCTTATTTGGATCTATTTCAGGATTGTTAACTAAATTACCTGTCATCGGCAGGTTCTTTGGTGGCGGCGGAAGATTTGGAGGCCCTAAAGGCACTAAATCTGATCCTATTTATACTGCCCCTTCAAGTCCTATGGACAGTTTCTTTTCTCAGACCAACGCCCTTATAGGCGGGGCTGCTGGGACTGGAGGCATTGCTGGACCATTAGGCAAGGCAGGCGGTATATTTGGTGCAGGCGGTAAGTTTAGCAAATTATTAGGTAAAGTGGGCGGAAAGCTCGGTTTACTAGGACTTGCTATAGGCGCTGCTGGTACTGCTGGAACTTTACTAGATGACCAAGCTACTCTCTCAGACAAGACGGCAGCAGGGGCTGGATTTGCTGGAAACATCGCTGGAGCGCTTCTAGGCGCTAAGGGCGGTGCTCTTGCTGGCGGAGCCATAGGCGGGTTATTTGGAGGCATTGGAGCCGTTCCTGGAGCTGCTGTAGGCGGAACTGTAGGCAGTATCCTTGGAGCTATGGGATTAGGCTTTGTATTTGAAGAGTTAGCTCGCAAAATCACTGATTCTATTACAGGCGCTGACAATAGAACTGGTATCGCTATTCCTAAGATGCCCGAAAGCCAATTAGATGCTATCGACTTCTTAGGCAATCAGATGAAGACTATGGAAGAGACGAAACGTAAAAAGTTCGCCTCAGACGTAGAATCAGCCTTATCAGCTTCTTCTGGCGGCGGGGCTACTATTACTCCTGAAGAGTGGGTAGCAATATTCCGAGCAGCCTTAGATACGTCAGACAAACTTAATAAAATCGCTAACCAGACTGATGAAACCCCTACTATTGTTAATCCAACTAGTAGGAGAATAATGGATAAGTGGTAATATATGCCAAGAAAACAGTTTCAAAAAGGTGAGGGAGATGCTGCACTAGGTAATGTAAAACAGGTAAATACTGGCACATTACATAAGGCTGCACTCTTTAAGATAGACGATAAAGGAACTATTTTAAAAAACAGAGCAGGAGTTTTTCTATTAAACCCTTCTACTTGGAAAGATGCCAAAGTAGCAAATTGGGTTCCCAATGAAATTCCTGGTCAAAGTGATCCATTACTTCAATGGGTTTCGTCAGGTCCAAGAACAGTAACTTTTGATGCATTAGTTACTAGAGATACTTCAGAATTTAATTCTGGAATTACTTTTAAAGCTGGAGAAGAAACTAATCCTTTAAATAAAGCTCTTAGTTTTGTAGGACAAATTGCTTCTAGTTTTTTCAAGATTTCTGTTCCTCCTCCAAGGCAGCAGATAGATCAGATAAAACAAGGAGATAGTTTAGACATTTCAAGAATTTTAGATTATTACAGATCATTACTTTATCCCGTATATGATAATGTAAAAACTCCTAAGAAACTTAGAAATAGTCCTCCTCTAGTTGTTCTGTTTGCTGGAAGCGCTATTGCTAAAGTTCCATACGAAAATAGGATAAATAGTAATCATGATCTTTGGGTTGTAACTAACTTAGAAATTAGGATTACAAAGCAATTGCCAAACTTAGCTCCTATGGAAGCTGTAGTAACTTTTCAGTTAATGCAATACAACATTAGGTCTTTCTCTGGTGGAAGATTCTCGGGGTAAGTTAAATGGCAAATTTTAAAAGGCTTTCCCGTTATACGGGATCTGTAGTAACTAAGAATAGGTCTGGAAAAGATTTCCTCAAACTAAGACAACCTCTTAATTTGGAGAAAGCAGATGGAGACGTATTCGTTACTATTACACAAGATATAGCACAACGCCCAGATTTGATTTCAGCTAAAGCATATGGAACTCCCGATCTGTGGTGGGTTATCTACGAATTTAATGGTATTAGAGATCCATTGTTCGATCTTCGCCAAGGCCAAATTCTAAGAATACCTGAGTTAGATAGAGTATTAGACGCATTAGCTAATTTAGAGGCTTAATATGGCTCAAGATATTGATTATAGAAAATTTAAAACTCCATTCTATGAAATCTCAGTAGGAGATTCTAGTGGCAAACGAATGGTCAATCTTCCTCATCATATTTTACGACTTGTAGAAAAAGTTGAGATTTTTGAAACATTTGAAGCAGGACAATTTTCTACTATCAGTGTCACTTTTGTGGAAGGCTCTCGTGAACCAGCTTCTCAAGATCCAACATTAGGAACTTCTGGACTATATAAAATAGCCAATCCTAATGGTAGAACCGATATGGATATTTCAGGTTCGTTAACTAATAGAACTGGAGTTATCACAGATTTACGTTTTAGTGGTAATAGTGGAATTACTTTTCTAAGCGAAGATGAAAGAAAAACAGGATCGATTAGTGATAAAAAGATTACTAACGTAGAAGGAAATAAAGTAAGTAGATTACATAAGAATGAATCTAAAAATCCTATTTTTTTATTTCAAGAAAGAAATCAAATCAGAGTAACCTGGGGTTACAAAGAAGATCCTTCTAGTATACGACATGTGCGTGGTTATATCATTATGATTAACACCACGTTTCCTGAGAATGCTCATCCTAGAACAGTAGTAACTTGTCAGGATACAGGAGCTTTCTTGGATCAATTGGCTCCGAAAAAGGGAGTAGCTTTTGGTAAAAGAATTAGTACTGGAACTAACAACTCACTAGTTACTTTTGAAGATCTTAAAACTGATGATCTAATTAAAAAGATTTGTAACGATGCTGGAATGCCTTGTATAGTAAGTAAAAATCTACCAGCAGAAAAACTAGATAAAGATAAGCAGAAGATTTGGTTGGCGGGCGAAAGTTTCCATCAATTTATGGAAAAGCTCGCAGATGCCCATAACGCATACTACAAAGTAATACCTGATCCAAAAACTGGAACAGATACATTACTGTTTATTAAGAAGCAGGATTTTGAATCTAAACCAGTAGTAAGTGATTTGAGATTATTCAAATATAAGAGTCCTGGAAGTATTTTAAAAACAGTGGATATCAAGGCTGACTTTGGAATGATCGGTGCCAGTTCTCAAATTGGAGTGGATACAGAAGGTAAAGAAGGCCAGGCTACATCAGACGGCGAAGAACAAATTCAATTGTTCAATCCAAGAGCTGAAGTGTCTAATACGAAGAAGAGAGAAGTCGTAATGGACTTTGATCCTACTTCAAATAATCCTATCAATGCTTGCGTAAATATTAAAGATACTTTAACTGAAGGTGATTTTACTGGGCGAGCAGAAAATACACCTACAGAAAATGAACAGAATAATATAGATTCTGCTAAAATCGCCGCAGAACAAAATTCTAGAGCTATAACTTTAGAAATGACTACCCAAGGATATACAAAACTTACTCCTGGAGTTATTGAAATAGGCGGCATAGGATTAAGATATAGTGGAAAATATAGAGTATTAACAGTCAATCATATCCTAGATAATAAAGGATACAACTGCCGAGCTACTGCTACTACATACTCACTTGCACAAGGCGGAGTAGAAGTTCGAGAAGCTCAAAAAGGCGTTGATATTGACCCTAAAGTGTCTGAACAATTGTTCACTCCTGCTAGAGAATCTAACAATAAAATTGATAGAACAGTAAGAGAACAATATTCTAAATTAATAGGAACACAATAATGTTTCAAGTTAAAGATGCCAATACAGGAGCTATTAAACTAGTAGGAAGGTCCAAAGCTAAAGTACTAGATAATAGAGATCCATTAAAAAGAGGTCGAATTATAGTAGACCATCCACAATTAGGACCAACTACTTGGATTCAATATCTACACAATCCTAATGGATTTGATGCTCCTTCTGTAGGAGATATTGTTTATGTGGAGGTTGATGCTGGTGTCTTTACTCATCCTGTTGCATGGGGAAATACTATTAAAGGCCCTGACGCTGCTCCTGAAATGCCTACTCAATTTCGTAGAGATATACCTACGAATAGAGGTTTCTATACTCCTGGCGGTCATTTAATTGAATTTGACGATGGTATTGGAGTTCTTACAAAAGATCCAAATGAAACTCAAACTACCTCTGAAAAAAGAGGTATTAGAATTACCACTCAGGGAGAAAACAGAATCCATATTATGGAAGATTCTGTTACTAATGAACACTTTATTCTAATCAGGGATTTTGGTGGAAATCTTATTAAACTAGATTATGCCGCTAAAGAGATTACGATTAGTTCCATTGGTGATACCAATACTTTTACTTTTAAAGACGAGAAGAAAGAGATTCAGGGTAAGTTCAACACCGATGTCACTAAGACAATAGATATTAATGCTGGTGAAGATTTTAATTTATTCACTAATCAGAATATGATTTTGACAGCTACTCAAAATATTAAGATTGGTTCTTCTGGGGCTAATGAAAACTTAGTATTAGGACAAGCTTTTAAAACTTTATATAACCAACACACTCACATTGGTAATTTAGGAATTCCTACAGGAGTTCCTCAACAGCAGATGGGCGCTCCTCATCTAGCTTCAAGATGTTTTACCGAGTTAGGATAATTTATGGCTCAAAAAACTATAGTTGACTGCGATCTTTGTGGAACAGTCCTAGAAGATTTTGAGTTACAAAAAATGTCAGAAATTGGCATTGTTTATCGTGAAGTTGGAAAGAT